TAAATTGGAAACGGTTATGGAGTCTCTCGATCAAGATCGTTCTATCAAAATGAAAAAATTGATGGAAGCTTTTGATAAAGATAAGACTACCAAATTAGTTAAAGTTGTTAAGAAATACGAAAGAGAACAGCAAGTTGATCTAATTAGATTTAAAAAACAACTCACTGAATCTGTTAGTGCCTATTTGGAAGAATTTTTGAGTGAATCCATTCCTGCTAAAGATATTGAGCAAGCAGTTAAGAATAAAACCGCTATGAACGTGTTGGGAAATCTTCGCAAAGTGTTTGCAATTGATTCTGCTGTCATGAAAGAATCTGTGTCCGATGCAATTCTACAAGGTAAAAATGAATTGGATAAACTTCGCAATGAGAACGCTTCTTTGAAGAGCAATCTTAAATCTATCACTGAAGAAAAGAATAACACACAAGTTAAACTTTTCATCGAAGGTAAGACTTCCAAGTATCCTGAATCTAAAAAGAACTTCATCAAGAAAGCTCTTGGTGACAAGTCTCTTACTTTTATCAAAGAAAATTTCGATTACACAGTGCGTCTCTTTGAAAAACAAGAGAAAAAACAACTTGAAGTAATCAAGGAAGAAGCTCTCCAAAATCGTAAACATAAGCCAGATTTCGTGAAAAATCAAAAAATCATCACGGAAAAGGTAAATAATGATGTAGAGGAGAATGATCCTTATCTGAGTGTCCTTCAAACGATGGAATTCAGAAGATAATTTCCACCCCGCACTATGAGGAATTAATTCCTGAACAAATGTGAATAGAAAATCAAATATATATGAATATCCCGCAAACTGATTTAAATGGCTCAAAAATGCAACGCGCAGTCGCTAAATGGCGTAAAGTGCTGGACTATAGCTCGAACTCGATTCCTGCTATCCAGAACGAACACGTCTATAAGACAACCGCTATGCTGCTTGAGAACCAAGAACAGTGGTGCTTTCAAGAATCCAATACTGCCGCTAGCGGTGGTGTGTTTGGAGCAACGACTTCCATTGGCAATGGTATCGCTAATACCGATGCTTATGCTACTGGTGATGCTCGTCTTCCAAAGATTCTGATTCCTATGATTAGACGTACTTTCCCTGAATTGATTTCCAATGAGATCGTGGGTGTTCAACCCATGGGCGGTCCTGTCGGTCTTGCTTTCGCTCTCCGTTATGCTTATCAAGGTGATACCCTTGGTACTGACGGTATCGATGGTAAAACCTTCGCCTCCACCAACCGTTCAAACGGTTCTAGTGCTTACACTGGTGGTGGTGGTCTTCCCGACGACGAACTTGGTTATCAACTTCTGGACACACGTTTCACTGGCACATCTGCCGCTTTCCTCTCTGGTCATGCCGAGTGGACATTCGCAGATCAAGACCGTGGTATTGCTGAACTTTTGAGCAACTACGAATTGACGGGTAAAATCCCTCAAATCGAACTCAAGTTTGACAAAACTGCTGTTGAAGCTGGGACACGTAGACTTGCAACTCGTTGGAGTGTTGAGTTGGAACAAGACATCAAAAACATGAACGGCATCGATATCGATGGAGAACTTACGAATGCAATGTCGTATGAGATCCAAGCTGAAATCGACCGTGAAGTTGTGATGCGTATGATCCAAACAGCCTTTAATGCTGGTGCTGGCGCAGGTTTCTCCATCTGGAGTCCTGTTAGTGCGGATGGTCGTTGGACTGCTGAAAGAAATATTACCTTCTATCAACGCCTTATTATCGAAAGTGGTCGTATGGCTGCTCGTAACCGTAGAGGTGCCGCTAACTTTGTTATCGCCACTCCTCGCGTTTGCAGCATCCTCGAAATGCTTCCTGACTTTAAGGTTTACGAAATCAACGGAACCGTTTCGACGGCTGGTGTTGGTATCGCAAAAGTTGGTACTGTTGGTAGCCGCTGGACGGTTTATCGTGATACTCGGACTGAAGTTCAGAACACTTCACTCTATAGCCCTAACTACTACTCTGGTAATTATACCAGTGGTGTAGAATATGCGCTATTGGGTTACAAAGGTTCTGAATACTATGACACAGGTATTATTTACTGCCCATACATCCCGATTATGGTGCAACGCACAATTGGACCGAATGATTTCGCTCCTCGCGTTGGACTCATGACCCGTTATGGTATTGTAAATAACATCTTTGGTGCTAATCTTTATTATCACCTGATCATTGTCAAAGGTCTTGGTACTGCGTTTACTCCTGGTTCTGTTAGCACTTACCTGTAAGTCTAACTCTTAGCAGACACGCTAAACAAATTTGAAACCCGATGCACCGAAGAGCATCGGGTTTCCTCGTTTATATATGTATCATATAATTCTTTATCATAATTTCTAAAATTTGATCAATTTTGCTAAATAATAATATGAGCATTTATACGTTCCAACAAAACCTTCTTTCCGCTGCAAAAACTGGTAGTCCCAATCTTACCAACACGACACTCTCTGCAACAGGTGTCACATTCCTATCTGGTGCTAACGTAGTTGTTACAACCAGACAAGTAGGTGTAGTTTCCTTATCTACTACTGATGTGGGTCTAGCATTCAATCCTGTTGAATTTTCAGTAGGCTCTACTGTTAATACTGCATCTGCATTCTCCCTTGCAACTTATCCAAGTGTCACGGTAAATGTTCTTGGTTCGGTATTTAATATTCCAGCATCGCTTCACAATACTCAAATGGCTATCGTGAATACTGACAATTCATATTCTGTATTCCCATTCCTGAGTTCTGTTGCCACTGTTCCCCTATCGGCATTCTCTGAACTAGACACTGTATCAACTCCTGATACTCGTAGAAAGAGATTTCTAGGATATTAATAATAAGATACTTTTAATCTTTATTGGTATATGAAAGCACACGGTTGATTCGTGTGCTTTTATCTTAAATAGTAATATGTATAATAGGGGAAGTGGTTCAGGCGCAGAATCCAAAAGAACTGATGAATCATTTTATAGTGGTATTGTCGTGAAGAACGATGATCCTTTGAAATTGAATAGAGTAAAAATTTATATTCCCGAATTATCTAACCAACCTTTTGACAATTGGTTGGAAGAATACGATGAAATCAATGTTAAAATGGCAGGTGTCAATAATCCAACTGATAATTGGAACGACATTGCAATATTTAAAGAAATAGCCAATAACCTCCCATGGGCAGAACCGTGCTACCCAATAATCGGTGAATCGGGAAATGCTCGATATTACCAAAACGATGAAGATAGTATTTCAACTATTTCTGATTGTAATTATGAAGAAGGGTTTCAAGTGAATGATGAAGAACCCCCAACATTACAAACGGGATCATTCTCACCAGCATTTATCTATGAAAACAAAGATACCATTATGGGAGACGCTTTCAATAAACCAATTGATGTATTCTCTGTGAAGTGTAATACATATTCATTTGGTTACAAATCACAAAAATTTAGTAATAAAACAAAGGGTATAATCGGTGTTCCTGAAGTTGGTTCTAAAGTATGGGTATTCCATTACATGGGAGATTTAAATTTCCCTGTTTATTTCGGAGTTATTCAAGATTATAGAAGTCTTACACTTATCAATAGAACTGATAATGAATCCAACATTTCTCCTTATTACCCATCCGACTTTGAAAATTAATTATGTCTAAAAAGAAATATAGAAACCGCACAGTATTAAACCAAAGAGGGGGAGCAATTGTTATCAATAATACAACTGATAATGAATCTCTACATATTTCTCAAAGATCAGGTAGTAATATTCTATTGAATAATACTGTCAATTCTGAATTAGCGACAAATAATAAACAAACTCTAGTATTGAATGATAAATTTGATACCATAAAAGGAGATTCTAGTGAATTTGTAGTAGGTGGGAAAAACGAAAGAGTTGGTGGCACATTTTATAATTATAAAGGATTTATAGATGAATCAGAAATTCAAGCATTCCAAGAGTGGAAAGATTTAGCAAAACCAATTGCTGATAATAATTCAAAATTTAAAATAAAAAGAGGTGGCTCATCATTACCCAATGGTGTATCCAGTTCTCCATCGGGAAGTCGCGATGACAATCCCGTGATAGGTTCTAAAGTATTCGTAGTTGAAAATAAATTTGGAGGTTACACCAAATTACCATATAGAACATCTAAGAGTGATGAAGTCACTGCTTATACACCAGTTCCAGAGAGGACGGGAAATCCAGCAAAAGAAGATTCTATCACATTACAAAATATCGAAAAGAGTGCTGGTGGTGCTGGATCTCAAGCTCCAGGTGTTTTAGAATTTGGTGCTTCCAAATCTGCTGCAACCGAAAATGGTGAATGGGAGAAAGATCAAGATGCATTGGACATCGACAAACAATTTTTAGATGCTCAAGAACAATTAACCAAGATTGAAGAAAAAATGGGTGATGGTGGGGATGAACATCTTATCACTAAAAGAAATAAATTTGAAACAATTGGAGCAGTATTCAACGATTTACCATCAGTTCGCATTGATGAAAAAGGTAGAAGTCAACCATTTGAAATGTTAGTATCCGATAAAGGAATTTATAAAAATCATGATTATGTTCCTTTAGTCGAAGAAGTTGATAACTCTTCCAATTTTCCTTGTGGGAAGGATCACGTAATTGTTGGAAATTCTTTCAGTAGAATTGTGGGATCAGGGGGTATATCTCTGAAAACCACTGGTTCTTTTGAAATGGGAGGAACTGTTTTACGAGGTGGTTTCAAACAAATTAATTTAAATGCTTCCCATGGTGTTCACATTGCTTCAGAGAGTAATCTAGAATTACAATCTTTAAAGACAATCGTTCTTCGGACAAATAGACAAGTGTATGTCGAATCTTCCATGGGAATTAAAAATAATTTAATTGTAGGGGGTGGATTGGCAGTAGAGGGGGAAACATACCTCCAACATGTTACCGCCCCCTTGGAGGTGCAGCAAACAGAGAATACGGTAGTGCTTGGTAAATTTGCTATCGATCAAGATCGTAGATTGATTATTGGTGAATGTAATATTGCAGGGGAATTTTACCCAGTCTATGCTAAAGCAACTGATGATTTAATTGTGACTTATCCACATAGTCACCATTTCAATAATATTCCTCTCAAACTTATGGAATCTAATGAGGATGTTCGTAAAGATGCTCACAATAATAAAATAAATGCGCATAACACTGTTGCTCAGTCCTATGCGCAATTACACGAGAAGAAAATACCTGTTAAAATTAATTAACCCTCGCAGGATTTACAGTTCATAATCGATCTAGCCAGATTTTGTGCTGGATTAGAGCTTCTTTGATAATACAACCCTTTAATACCCTGCTCCCAAGCAAAAATCATCAGTTCATTGACTTCTTTTAATTTGGTGTTTGGGGGAATTGTGATGTTTAGAGACTGACCCTGATCGATATATTTTTGTCTTTGTGCTGCCTGAATAATGATTTCCTTTTGGGAGATTTCACCAAACGTCTTGAACACATCTTTTTCATCTTGTGAGAGAAAATCTAAATGCTGAACACTGCCACCGTGAGTAAGAATTGATTTCCATGTGACGGAATCATTCTTACCTTTACATTGAAGCAAATTCATAAGGTATGGATTCTTATATGTGAAGTTTCCTTTGGCAAGAGCTTTTACAAAATAACAACTGTTCAAAGGTTCAATCGATGGTGATGTTTGACCAAGGATAAAGCTACTAGATGTTGTTGGTGCTACTGCGAGAGTGGTAACATTTCTGCGACCATATCCTTCGAGAAGTGGTGCTTCCCCAAAAATCTTCGCCAATTCTTCTGTTGCATGATCTGCCTTTGTTCTGATGTGACTCCAGATATCAATATTCAAAAACTTAGCGTCCATAGACTCCCATGGAATCATCTTCGACTGAAGAAGAGAGTGCCACCCAAGAACCCCAACACCAAGAGCGCGTTGGTTGATTGCAAACTTACGAGGTGCTTCCATAAACTCTAACCCCTTTGTTTTATTGATGAATTCTGTCATCACAGCATCCAAGAAATATACCAACGTTTCAACAGCATCTGTATCTTTCCAATTTTCCCACTCTTCAAGATTTAGAGATGACAAATCACATACGAACGATTCGTCTTCAGAATTACTCAGAGCGATTTCGTTACAAAGATTTTGGTGATGGATTTTTAATCCTTTATCTTTATAAACTTGGGGTGCATTGTTGTTGAGCGTATCTGTGAATGAAATGTATGGGTATCCACTCTCTGCTCTCTTCTTGATTACCAGTGACCAGATTTTTCTAGCTTGTTTATCGCCATCGATCATCTTTTGCATCCATTCATCAGAAA